CTACCCAGCAACCCGTTACTAAGTCTTGCCAATCGTCCTCAAACGTTTGTATACTTGTATTTTTGATTAGGTTTAATTCGGGGTAGTTTAAATCTTTAGCCCAAAAGGATAACAAGTCTTTAGCGCATTCGATCATGTCGCTTTTAGCCTCAGAGTAGTTAACCGTTAATTGGTCGTTCTCTCTATCTTTTAACGTTGCAACTTGTTGAACAAAATAAACCCTAAAGTTAAACTCGAACTCTCTATCTGTAACAGTATTAGATAAGTCCTCTACCCACATTACTGGATAGTTAAACCAATCTTGTTGAGAATGCTTAACTAACTTATAAGCCTCACCGTTCCCGAACGTTTTTATTTGATGATGAGCTTCTGCAAACTCTTCGTTTAGGCTTATTATTTTGTTGTAAGTTAGCATAATATTCTAAAATCTTTTTGTCTATTTTCTTAAAACTACTCATCAGGATTAGTTGTATAAAGGTATTTATTACATTTAGGCATCGCAGTACTACCCAAGAAAACAGATACCGTAGGCTTTGCTTCTTTAGGTAATAAATCGTCACTCTCGTCGCTTGTTAAGTATAACGGGTATAAATCTGTATTAGCGCAAAGATAAGATGTTAAACGCTCGCTAAAGTACTCTGCTTTCTTCTTAAATCTATTTTCTACTCTTGCTAATTCTCTTAGGTCTGCTGGATCGCTAAAGTCTGAACGGTCTTTAGTTAGTCCTATATTACGCATCTTGAATAATAACGGTACTTGCAATTCGTAAACAACCCAATACAAAAGTGCATCTGCTACGTAGTCATCCACTAGCGTTAAATCATCACCTGCTAAAGTACTAGCTACAACCTTACTAACTATGTCATCATAAAGTTGAGTACCTAGATACTGCTCAATGTATTGTTTTTGACATTGCCAAATAGTAGGCAAAATCAACTTCATGTCTACATTGTCATCTAAAATGCTATTTTCTTTTATGTACTTTTCCGATATTAATAATCCTCTTGCCATTAGATTAAGTCGTTATTTATTTTATACTCTAGTCTATAACTCTTCGCTTCGCTACTATGAGGTCTTTCTATTATAGCCTCTAATATCGATTCTAAATGCTCTTTTTTAGTTTTTAACTTTTGGTAACTACTTACCTTCTTCTTACTAATCTTTGTTCCCATATATGCCGGCAAAATGGCACGTGTCTATTCGTTCCTTCTATAGTTCTCCAACCTCCACGAGAGGTAAAGACATCTAATCCCATTCCGTTATTCATTAACTTAATTTCGTCTAGTGTCCATGACTTAAACCTACTTTGAGTAACCATATCTCTACAGAAATCTCTAGTAGTATCAATTATATCTGAACCGCTAACGTCGTTTCTTTTAGCGTACTTATAAACTACAAAAATCTCGTCTTTCTTCGCTTCCTCTTCTCCGCTTTGCGTTATATCTCCATCGTCTGTTAAATAACCTTCCTCAGTTAAATTAACGATTGATTCGTTGTACTTTTCTACGCTAATTCCTAAAGACTTTTGTATGTCTACCGGATTCGCTCCACCTATCAAAAGTTTAAGTATTGAAATTTCTAAACTTGTAGCAAACTCTTGCTTATACTCTTGCTCTTTGCTAAATGCGTCATCTGTTCCCAATATGGGAACTTGTCGAGAATCTAAAAATATTAAATCCCCGTCAGGTGTGCCAGAATTGGTAAATTGTTGTACTAATTTTTCATCCTCAACCTTTTTTATCTTGGCTTTTGCATAGCGTTTCATAGCATCACCACCCCAAGCGTCATACATTAAACCTCCGCAACCCTCAGAATAAGGAACATCTTTGTTTTGTTCGTGTCTACTTAAAAAACTAAACGCTCTTTTTATAGTTTCTAAACTTATAGGCTCACGCTTTGCAAGTTGGTTTGCTCTTTGCTTTCCTACATCTGTACCACACGAACCCCATCCGTTCTTGTCTGCCCATTCTAATGCTCTTTTTGCGTTTGAAGTTGCGCCCTTTGGATAATCTGTGTAGCTCTCAAAATCTTCTTCTTTTGATTGCTTAACATAGGTTGCCTTAGGTTCTGGTTTATTTGCTGGATAGCCTAAACGCTCTCTACGTTCTTCTATTGTTAGGATTTCTCTAATTTCGTTCTCGCTTGCTTGAGCTGCTGTAGGTCGTTTCTTAATTATCTCAACTCTACCTTTTATTCCGTTAAAGTTGGCCACATTAGTTAAAAACTGCTCTATAATTGACTGTTTGCTATCAATATAAGAGTTTTGCCACTCTTCAACTGCTACTCGTTTCTCGTCTGCGTTGTTACTCCATCCGCTATCGCCTTTTAAACCAGCTATTACAGGATCTACACCATGACCAGTATAAATCTCGTCTCTAATCGTATTGTTGAGATTCAAGTACCTATCGTCTTGACCGTTCGCGCTTAGTGGTGTTATTTCTACTCCGCTATCTTTATCCTCGTTGAATGACTTAATAGATTTACCCGCATTATCTGTTCCATGTAATACCGCATCGAAATTGGCTACTATATCTCTCTTTTGATCTTCGCTAGGTTCTCCGTTATAGAAGTTAACCAAATACCCACCAGAAAAACCGTTTTTAACGTTGTTTATTGTAAAGTTGCTTATCTCATAATCTGCAGCAATATAAGGTACAGAGGCTAAATAATCCGGTAAAGGGTAAGTCCCTAAGTCTGGACGATACTCTTTGTAATAGTACAAGTATCTTTTGCTTTTATCCATTGTTTCGTTAGGATCAAAGCACTCAAACTCTGTAAAGTCTGGATTATCTTGTGGTTTTCTTACCGACCAATCAGAAGTATAATAATACTTAGGTTTTTCCCAATCGTTGGACTCCTCATTCCAAACTTGTTTAGATACTCGAACGTTTGAAAAGTCTATATGATATGGTTCTACTTTATCGCCTCCTTTATTATAAATCATTTCAGAAGAAAAACCACCAAACAAGATTAAATCTAAAGTAATTCGCTCTCTAACTCTTGAATCCTCAATTTTAGCCAAATAAGAACCCATTGCTATTTTATCCTCTAAAGTTCTTCCAGCACCTTCTGAGGTTACGCCTTGCCCTTTAACATATTCGCATTTTTTATTTATTATAGCGTTGTTCTTAGGGCTTGAATTGTATAAGTGTATAAGATAGTCAGGATAACGGTTTTTCCATTCGTCATCCGTACCAAATAGCACCCAATCTTTAGACCTATGCTCTTTAAACTCTGGTGTCTTATGTGCGTCAAATTTGCTAAGACTAACCCCATTAAATAAATATAAATTAGGCTGGTTCATGTACTATGTATGTTACGTTAGTTTCGTGTTGAATGTATTGAGTAGTATCAAAATCCGCTAAAAGCATTATACCTCTTTCTACGATATCTCCGCTTAAATCCGGATCTAAATTAGTCGAGCTTGATTGCTCTCTTATTGTATAGTGGTATCTACCCGCATTAAATAAAATTAGAGAACCGTTCTCTCTATCGTCTACACCTTCTGTAATGTTGAATATATTTGCTCGTTCTCTCGCTGCTCCTGGAGTGCTTAAATCCGAACAAATACAAGTATTAGACTGCTTAGTAGAATCGCTTGTAAACTCAAAAAGATAGTTAGGGTTACTTATCGTCGTTTTCTCCGTCAGAGTCAGTACTACGTTTTCTGTTGTTTCCCCCTTTTTTAGTCTTATTTGGCTCATCTTCAAAAATATTTAAACCTAGTTTCTTATACAGTTCCTCTTTACCCTCTTCAATTAAAAGCATTCCCACTTTAGAACCATGTCGAACTCCTATAAACTCTTTCTTAATCTTCATACAATATACAAAAAAGGGAGCAATTAACCGAAATTAACCACTCCCTAAAGTTAAATAAAACTATGCAATGGTTAAACCTGCTACTACTGCAGCGTCAACTGTGTAAGGTGCGTTACCAGAACGAGCCGTAAAAGTCAAAGTGTGACCGTTAGCGTCGTTCATTGCTGTACCTGTTTGTCCAGTCGCTCCGTTAAGGTCTGCTCCTTTGTCAATTCCGATAGCCCAATATAAACCGTTATTGTCTTTAACGATAATTACGTTAGGTTTACCCGCTACTAATTTGAACTCTACAAATTTTGCAGCACTCATTTTCATCATAGGGATAGTTACTACTGTCTCATAAATTTGGTTACCGTTCTCCTTTGTCATTGTTGTAACAAAGTTAGCAGCTTCCTTTTTCATGTAGTAGCGATAGAAATTAGTTAAAGCCACTTGTGTAAGTGTAGTAATTTCTCCCGCTGTAATAACTGTAGCTGTAGCGTCGATGTCATCAAACTGAGTAATCAAAAACTCGCCTTGCTCGATACCTCCTAAACCGTCCTCGCACTCTTCTGTGAATCCTGTTGTTAATACGCAACTCATATTAATTAATTATTTTGAGTTAAAGGGGGAATCTCACCCCCTCTAATTATTATCTATCTAGTCTAGTACTATGGTACTAAAGTAAACTCTACTACTTGCTCTGGGAAGAATACTTGACACCCTCTTGTCCAATCAGCATCTACCAGGATTTTCTTGTTAGTTACTGGATCAATTCGGTAATCAAAATCTCCGTCGTTCTCTCCGTCCATACCGATAACCAAGTTAGTCGGGTAAGTGATAAACGCACGATCTAAAGTTCTTAAACCGTAAGTAGGGCGTAAACGCATTGTAGTACCGTAGTAAAGTGTGTCTCCATCCTCTGAACGGTAGTGAAACAAGTTAGCCGCTTTTAATGCAGAGATATAAAGATCATACCAAGTACTAGGAATGTAACAAACTACGTCATCACGCTCTCTCAACTCTTCTGTACGAGCTAGCCACATTGCCTCTAAGATGTTTAAGATGTTCGCTACTGTTACACCAGTCGCTACTGTTACACCTCCTGTGTTACCGTTAACCGGTGAACCTGCATCAATAATCTTAATCCAACCGTCATAACGTTGTAAATTTGCTGTTGGTGAAGCTGTGTCTCCTTGCCAATCTGCTACGTCTGTAGCTTGCAACCACTTCTTAGACTTCTCTTCAAAGTAAATAGCAGCAATTTCTTCCGGCATTACTTGCTTACCTTCTAAAGTTCCTTGGCGAAGTAAAATTTGTGTCCACTTGTTTTTAAGGTCTGCTAAACATAAATTTTCACTTACTGTAATGTCCGCTACTGTGATTGAACGGTCAGTAAATGTAGTAGTACCCGATGCAGTACGAGAACAGTTATTACCGTCCTGGAATACTACGTCTGTTTCCATGTAGTGCAAGTTGCTAGTCCCTTTTAGACCTACTTGCATTGTAGCTTCTCCCGCTGTCAACTCTGGAGAAACTTGTAACTCCCCAATCAATGGAAAGTCTCTATCTTCGATATATGCCGCTAAGGCTGATACGTCAAAACTCATTTTTTGTTATTTTAAATGTTTAAAAAAATATTCTTTTTACCCTCTTTTTTGAAAGGGTTAAATTGCTTCTTTACAGGCTCTTGTGTTGGCTCGTCAAGAAGTGCTGTGAAAGTCTCCTGAGAGAATTCTTTAAGCTCTGAAAATTGGTTACCTAAATCTTCTTTATTGTCGGTAAACTCTTTTTTCAATGCTTCGTTCTCCTCTTTCAAAAACTTAACAGTCTTTTCTAAATCTGCGATCTTTTCAAAAATCTTTTCTGATTCGATACGCTCGATAATCTTTTTTACTTGCGCTTGCTCTGGTGTAGATTCTTCGCTCATTGGCTCTTCTGCTACCTCAACTTCTGGCTCGTTAATCGCTGCGATAACTCCCGCCTCTTCAATTACGATAACTCGACCATCTTCTAACTCATGCTCACCTACTGGTGCTGGTTGTGGCTCTCCGTCTATCATAATAACTACAGCAGCTCCAACCTCAATAGCAGGTTCAATAGTTAGTTCAGTTTCACCATCTACTAACATAACGCTTTCGAAGCCCTCTTTTTTAGGCTCTTCTTTTGGCTCTTCCTCTTTGTTAAAGAAAGATAAGACCTTATCTTTTATTTCGTCTTTGTTCATATTTACATTGTTAATTATATCCTTTAATCTACTTCTGAACGTTTCCGCTGGACGCTCAAAAAATCTACCCTCTATTGAGAACCCGTTAAACTTTCCGTCTAGTACTTTCTGCCATACATCATCGTTCTCTATTTTCATTGAAATAAACCATGATCCATCTGGCTCTTGTTTGAATCCTTCCGGAGCTTTTATACCTCTTTCAGAATCTATAATAAAAGACTCGCATACAAAAACACCTTCGGCAAATTGTCCGCTCTGGTGCATCTCGTTTGTATTAGTCATTAAGTTGTTACGGTGAAAGTTTAGCCATATCTTCTCGATATTGCCTTTTCGGAATGTTACGTTATAATAACCTCGTCTCTCATCGTAGCGAGGTATTTCTAAATCTGCTATCATAGCGTAACCAGATACAATTTTACGTTCTTTAGATTGTACCTTAAAATTTTGGTGCTTACTAAAAGCAATCCAATCCGACTCAATAGCTGGTTCATCAACTAAAGCAATTTGAAATTCTTTTTGCTCTCCGTCGGGAATGTCTAAAATAAATAAGTCCATACACTTATTAAACAAGTGCTTTTTAAAACTTGTTATTTTTATCTAGACTAATTATAAATAAAAAAGAGGCTACCCGTAGATAGCCCCTCAAAACAGAATTAATAAAAATTAAACCAATGCTAAGGTAAGAATTATTTTTTAATCTTCGACATAATATATTCAATACTTATTGTGCGTCTATCAATCTCTCCGTATTCCTTGTGGTAGGTTATGACTTTACTATCTCGACCAGATAACCAACCTCCACGACTTGCATAAGCATCTTTAGCAGCTAGTGTTCTATGTTGCTCTAGCATCATTAAGTTGGTTTCTTTAACGTGTGAATGGTGTAAATGCCCAGTATGAGCATAAACGTTTTTAGACTTTCCAAACCACTCTTTGAACTTCGCTACAAATACCGTATCTATATTGTTTAGGTTTCGTTTGTGTCCATGGTGATAACAGAGTAAAGTCTTACCCCATTTAACAGCGTAGTAAGGGTCTGCGCTTGTGTCTACTTCTACCCTAGGTTCGTTCTCATAAAATACGTTAATAGTCTCTCTTAACCATATTGAACTCGTTATATCGTGGTTACCCTCTGCCATTATTAGTTTAACGGTTTGGTATTTATCTAGTAACATATCAACTACTCTGCGGATCACTCGAATAGTTACCCTTACTAATTTAGTAAAGCGTGTGTCTGCATCTAGTAAATGTCCGCTCATTGGAGTAACTGCGTTAATACCGTCCCAATGTAAGAAGTCTCCAAGCTGTGCAAATATCGCACAATCCGCAACAGGGCTATTTATTATCGCATAACGGAAGTACTCTACCATAACCCGTTCTGCTATGTCTATATCCCAATCCGCTCCCGTTTCTTCTCCCCATGCCATCATACCTAAATGATAGTCTGTTAAAGTGTACTGATTAATTAAACCAGTATTAGTGTAAGGAATTGTAGAGGGTTTAGGTTTGATAGGTTTTACATCCTCATTCAAAGCCTTAACCGCCTCTCTTAATTTATCTAGTCGTTTCTCTTGGGTTACTTCTGTCTTAGTCCACTCTAAAACAATATTCCCATCTGCATCCTTTAAAGTAGATTTACCTTTTAAAGTTAGCTTTTTGTTATCTCGTAGGTTTTGTATGTCCTGGAGTTGCTCTTGTTTAATGTAGTATTTCGGGTTTCCTTTTTTGGGCTTCTGCTTAATTTGTAAACCTAGATATTTAGCCTCCTCGTTAGTTAATCTAATTCCGGTTTTGTTCATAAGTTTTTTTTGCAATATACAAAAATTAACCGAATGTAGCTTGATCTTTAATCTCCGCTACTTTTGTCTGCGTATTGGTTATGTCTTGTTCTAGCACTACCACTTTTTGCACTTGGTCGAATATAGTACTACCAGAATCGAATTGGTTGCTATTAGGTGCGTCTTGGGCTACACCTTCTGTATCTGGTACGTCTATTGAATCTGCAGCTCCATCTATTGCAACATTTGGAACTGGTGCGCTTAATATACTTGCGACTTGTGCAAAACCTGAGAATATAGCCCCTACCATAGATGCGATATAACCCGCTAAAACAAATGGTGCTGCAGGTCCTGTTGTTGCTGCCGCTGCTGTTGCTCCTGCAATAGCCGAACTTAATGCGCTTGCCGTATCGATAGCAACTTGTGCAACTGCAAAAGCTCGTCTAATTTGCTCATCTCTCTTTAGTCTTTTTTCTTCACTCTTGGACAATTTCTCTCCTGCCTCTTGTCGTTTTTTTAATCTATCAACTTCCGCTGCGAATGCTAAATCATTGATAGCGTTTAAAGCATTTAAAGACTCTTGCGCAAAAAATATCTTAGCCTCTTCTAATTCTTTCTCCGCTTGTAGTTTCTTCTGTCTTTCTTCTTCGGCTTCTGCGTCTGCTTCCGCTTGTGCTTCTAACTCTTTTTGTCTAAACTCTTCTCTAATATCGAATAGTTCAGCCTCTCTAGCCATTTCCAAGACTGCTATATCTTCTCCGTACTTTTCCGCTTCTGCAATTAAAGAAAAATACTTGTCTCTTACTGCGTTCTCTTGTTGATCTTGTTCGGATATAAACCTATTGTTATATTCGTTTTCAATCTCCTCAACTCTATCATAAAAATCCATTAAAGCTTTCGTCTCCTCTTGGATTCTTTTTTGTTTAGCATCAAAAGCGGCTTTCTCTTTTTTCTCCTCCTCTGCTCTTGCTTTGTCGGCTTCTGCGCTTCTTTTCTCTCTCTCTTTTCTTGTTAAGTTAGTTATTTCCGCTTCTGCATATTCAACAGCGTATTGTTGTTCCTCTATAAGACCTAAGAACTCGCCTTGCAATCTTTCAAGGTCTACACCTCTAGATTTCATCGATTCAATAAACTGCTCATC